CCATTACAAAAAGAAGAATTGATTGATTTACTTGGTAATGATAGTGAGATCATTCCGCTTGGTCCAGATGCATCAAATGCAATTGGTGAATTATCTGGTATCTTAGAAAAAGATGGTTTGAATGCTAGATTAATGAAGGCGGCTTCACTTGACGCTAATAGAGATGCTCGTCCAATTATCATAGCTTGGATGTCAGAACAATTAGGTCGTGAATACGATGAAATATTAGATAAAGTACAATCAACAGATGAAGAACCAGTAGTTCCAGAACCAGAAGAACCTGCAGAACCACCAGCTAAAGAACCTGCAGAACCAGCACAAAATAATATTTCACCACCACCCCCTCCAGTTAAAGAGGCAATGAGTTTGTTAGATCACATTAAGCGTCTAAGTGGAATTTAACATGAATTATTTGAAACTATTTGAACAACAATTAACTAAAATTATCGGACAAGATGTGTCTGAGTTGATTGATTCTACTTTGATGGAAGATAAAGTAGAGGATGTTGGTCGTGAGTTTCAACATATAGAAGATTTAGTATACATTTATGGACCAACCGGCGCAAAGAGAGCCATAGACAGACTAGCAAGTATTATCAAAGATAGTAGTCATATGGAGATTAAGTGGGACGGAAGTCCAGCTATCATTTTTGGTCGTGATGAACAAGGTCGTTTTCATTTAGGTGATAAGTTTCATAAAGAATTTAATGCTAGTCCGGAAGAAGTTAAACGTAGTTATCTTGGACGTAGTAAAGGTGAAGTCAGTCAAGATAGAATGATATTCGTAAACAGTATGGCTCAGTTACATGGCATATATGATGCAGCCACTCCAAAAGATTTTCGTGGATTCTTAGAGGGTGGTTTATTATATAAAACACGACCTGAACTTAATAACAAGGGTGAATATTACTTTAAGCCAAATACAGTTACTTATCATGTAGATAAAAATAGTCCATTAGGACAACGTATTGCTCAAAGTACTTCAGCATCAGCTATTACCGCTTATTTTGATCAATTGCCAGGTTTAGGTGGGCAAAGAAGAACTGAAAATTTAACACAGATTATTCAAGGTGTTGGTAGTAAAGATGTTATTATATTACCTCCAAAGTACTCAATGGTTCAGGCTCAAATTCCGACAAGTGCAATCAATAAATTATACAGTTTTTTAACTAGTAATGCTAGTGCGATTGAGAGTTTTGTTACACCAAGTCCAGAATGGATTTCAACTTTTGCAGATTCAGCTACAGCAACAAAACAATGGAGAGCATCAATCTATAAATATGTCAATAGTCAAGTAGATCATCCAGGTGGATTAGAAAATCTTGGAGGTAACATGGCTCAATGGGCAGAAACAGATCCTATATTTACCAAGGGTCGTAGACAGATAGCGATTGATATGATTAAAAATGGTGGTGCTGGTCTTAGTGCTACATTCAAACTAGTTCGAGGTATAATGAATGTCAAGGATGTTATCATTGATCAAATGGAAGAACCAACACTTAGAGATGTTCATATTAGAGCAGAACTTCCTGGTGGAGCTTCCAGCGGTGAAGGATTCGTAAGTGATCCAGCGGGTGGTAGTCAACCACTAAAATTTGTTAAGCGTGGTGGATTTACTGCCGCCAACAGAGCGCAGGGTAGAGTTGGTCTTGCAAAAGGAACTGAAGTAAAAACTGATCCTAAACTTGCTAAAAGTGCAAAAGCGGCATTAAAAGAAAACATTCAGAAAATTGGTGATAGTGATACATGTGTAGTTGGATGGGGTCGTGGTATGGGTCATAAAGGTCATATGTATTTGGCAAATGCTGTATTCACTATGGCTAAAAAAATAAATGCCGATCCATATTTTATCGTTAGTGAAACTATTGGTAAAGATGATCCATTAATGCCAGATGAAAAATTAGATATCTATCGTACTGTATTTCCCCAATATTCATCATCATTTCAAAGTTCCAAAAATTTGATAGACGTATTACATGAGCTTAATAAAGATGGTTATAAGAATGCAGTTGTAGTAGTTGGGGCGGATCAGAAAACCGAATTTCAATATCTACTCAAGTATAATGGTCAACCAACTAAGAGAGAAGGGAATATTATATTCAACTTTGATAAATTGAATATCATTAGTCGTCAAGAAACTGGTGATAAGTATTCAAATAAGGAAGGCCCTCGTGCCACTCCAATGAGAGAAATATTAAAAAATCCAAATGCTACTTATGAACAAAAGTTCAAACTTTGGAGATCAGCAATGCCTAGTGCGTTGGATGATGGTGAAGTGGAACATTATATGCAATTGGCCGCACAACGTATGGGATTTCCAGTAGAACAAGGTTTGGATGAGGCTGATAATCCACAATTTGGTGGTGCTGGTATGGGATCACCAAGCGCCATTCCAGGAACCCCAACCAGTCTTCAGCCACAACCAACCGAAGATGACATCATACGATATCATAAAGAAATGGCTTCAATGCAGCGATTTTTGGATCATAGAAAATAAATTTATCAATTCTTCCGATTAATGATAAATACTCTTGACAAATAGATATTAGTCGTTTATAATATATATAAGTCGCCGTCAGAATTCCTCTGACTACAACACTTAAAACTTAGTTAAAACTACACTTAAACATAAAGGAAAATACAATGAGTTTAGCAGACATTCGTGCCAAATTGCAGGCACAAGACAATCGTAGTCAATCTACAACATCAACAAAATCATCAGGCGATCAAGCCTTATATCCATTCTGGAACATTAAAAGCGGAGAAACTGCACAAGTTCGTCTGTTGCCAGATGCCGATCCGACCAATTCATTCTTTTGGGTTGAAAAGTCAGTTATCAATCTTACATTTCAAGGTGTAAAAGGAACCTCGGATAATAAACAATATACAGTTAAAGTTCCATGTATGGAAATGTATGGTGAAAACTGTCCAATCTTGGCAGAAGTTCGTACATGGTATAAAGATGATTCACTTAAAGATATTGCCAACAAATATTGGAAAAAGCGTACATATCTGTTTCAAGGTTTTGTTAAGACAAACCCATTATTGAACACAGGTAATCCAAAAACAGAAGATACTCCACCTGAGAATCCAATTCGTCGTTTTGTTGTTACACCACAATTATTTGCTGTTATTAAAGCGGCAATGATGAACCCAGAGATTGAAGAATTACCAACTGATTATCAGCGTGGTTTGAATTTCAATATCATCAAGGGTACTAAAGGTGACTATGCCGATTATTCAACTTCAACATTTGCACGTAAAGAAACATCATTGACAGAATCAGAAGTCGCATCTATTGATGCATTTGGTTTGTATAATCTCAAAGATTTCTTACCAAAGAAGCCAAGCGAAAGCGAACTTCGTATTATCAAGGATATGTTTGAAGCATCAGTAGATGGTCGTCCATATGATGCTGATAAGTGGGCTGCATATTACAAACCATGGGGTTTGGAAGTTACAACTCTAGCAAATCAATCAACTGAATCAAGTGACTCAGTTAGCGATGAATCATTTGCTAACGTAACTCCAGTGGCAACCGCTGGTTCAACTCCTCCATGGGACGATGAGCCAGTCGCAACAACCGAAGAGGTTAAAGTTCCTGTCGCAACTGCGGCGAAATCTAATGCAAATGATATTTTAGCATTAATTCGCAGTCGCCAGAACAAGCCTGCCTAATTAATTAGGTCACGTACCCAGAGAAATCTGGGTACTACTTATCTGGAGAACAATCATGACTTTACCCGATGAGCGTTTTCGCGCATTAAAACACGGTAAAAAATTATTAGAAGAATTATGCGATCCTGGCAAAACTCCTAGAGTTCCAGGTATCGTTAGAGAACGCGCCCGCGGTGTACTAAGACATTATCCAACCGATTATGATCTTGAAAGAATGGCTAATTCTTGTCCGGAACTACTTGACACAGAAAACTTTTCACCGTATACTACTGGTAAGCAATTATATAAAGGAACATAATGAAAAAACCCTTTGATCTATCAAAGTTTAGAAAAGATATTACCAAGTCTATTGAAGGCATGAGTATTGGATTTCATGATCCAACAGATTGGATCAGTACTGGTAATTTTGCATTAAACTATTTGATTAGTGGTGACTTTAACAAGGGTATTCCTCTTGGAAAAGTTACCGTATTTGCTGGTGAAAGTGGAGCCGGTAAATCATATATCTGTAGTGGAAATGTTATTAAAAATGCTCAAGCTCAAGGAATCTATGTTGTACTAATTGATAGTGAAAATGCACTTGACGAAAGTTGGTTATTGGCATTAGGTGTTGATACTAGTGAAGAAAAACTATTGAAATTAAACATGGCTATGGTTGATGATGTGGCCAAAACAATTTCTGTATTCATGAAAGATTATAAATCATTGGCACCAGAAGATCGTCCAAAAGTATTATTTGTAGTTGACTCACTGGGTATGTTAATGACGCCTGTTCAAGTTAATCAATTTGAAGGTGGTGAAATGAAGGGTGATATGGGTCACAAACCTAAAGCTCTTAAATCATTGGT